TATGAAGAACAGAGAAATCAGATTGAGCAAGACATGGCTCCTTTTGGGTTTATTGATGACGGTATGGGTGACGATACCTTCGTGGACGCAGACGGAACCGTTTGGGAGTATGGAACGACACAAGAAGAAGTATCTTACATGTGGAACTACTGATGGATTTAGGAGATCAATTTTCACTAGACCATCTGATCTTTACCGAAAGGAAATGTAGATCATGCAAAAAAACAAAAGATCTACTGACAGATTTTTATAGAACCAGAAAAAATAGAACTTCTGTGTCAGCGTATTCATACGAATGTAAGCAATGCACGAAAAAACGAATACTCAATGCTAGAAAAACGGACAGTAAGAGGTGGGAGTATCCCGATTGGTAATCTGTTCATGCATTGTTTCCCCACTTGAAGCGTAGGAAAATCTAAATAGATTTAGATAAATTTGGAATTTTCTAAAGGAGTTTAAACATGGCAAGTCAAGTCTCGCCTGGTGTTGTTCTCAGGGAACGCGACCTAACTAATGCTGTCATCGTAGGAGATTCTGCTCTTACCGCTGCATTCGCTTCGTCCTTCCAAAAGGGACCCATCGGTGAAATCGTTTCAATCAGCAGCGAGAAGCAACTCGTTAGCATTTTCGGTACACCAAAAGAAGAGAATGCTGAAGACTGGATGGTAGCATCAGAATTTCTAGGATATGGCGGACAACTAGCTGTTGTACGTGCAGAAACTGGAGCACTCAATGCTGCATCTGGTGGTTCTGGCGTTCTAATCAAAAATGATCTAGAGTGGGAAGCAGGTGTTGGTGCAGCAAACGTTTTTGCAGCAAGAACAGCAGGATCCTGGGGTAACTCACTCAAGGTTGTTGCAGTTGACCGTGGTGCTGATCAGATTCTAACTCTAGCATCTGCTCCAGCAACAACCGCACTCAACACCGCATTCGCAACTGTAAGTGGTAAAGCAGGAAGAATTTATTCCTGGGATGCTGCTACCAACGAACTCGCTGTTATCCTAGACAACCCAACATCACTAATCACAACCGCAGACATCTTTGATGAGCCTGGTGATGGTGTTGTATCAGCAGTCACTGCTGGTGCATATGCTGGTGTTGGTACACAGAATGGTGTTCACACAGTAGATCCTACTGGTGGTTCTGGATCAGGTTTAAGAGTTGACGTTACTATTGACGCTGGTGGTGCTGTAACAGGCGTTGCTATCGTTAGCGGTGGTGTTGACTACGTTCAGGGAGACACCGTTACTTGCCCAGCAGCAAACCTAGGAACAGGTGCTACTGCGGATTTAACACTCACAATCAACACTGTAAGCAATGACAACATTGCAATCAGCAACGTTAAGGATTGGTACACCAATACAACCATTGGTTCAACTGGTCTCAAACTAGCAACAATCGGTCCTCGCCCTGGTACTTCAGAGTATGCTTCCTCAAGAGGTCTTTCATACGACGAACTTCACGTTGCTGTCATTGACACAACTGGAGATGTTTCAGGTGCTGCTAATACCGTTCTTGAGAGATTTACATATCTTTCAAAACTAAGTGACGGTAAAGGAGCAGAAGGACAATCTGTATATTACAAGACTGTACTCAACGAAGAGTCACAATATATTTTCCACGGTGCTGGACTAGCAAACACCATTGAACCAGTTTCTTCTGGTAACGGTAAAGCAATTGGTGTTGCATCATCAACTCTAGCATCTGGCGATAAGTTCCTTCTTGTTGCTAACAACGAGACCGATCTTGCTGATGGTGCTGATGACTATGCTTACACTCCTGGTGAAGTAAACGCAGCATATGATCTTTTCCTTGACACCGAAGAGACCGAAGTTGACTTCGTTCTAATGGGTGGATCAATGGGTGCTGAGAACGACACACTTTCAAAAGCACAGAAAGTTGTTGCTATCGCTGCTGGCAGAAAAGATTGTATCGCATTTGTTTCTCCTCACAGAGGCAATCAAATCGGAACTGGTGGTGCTGCACTATCAGCAACCGAGCAGAGAACAAATACTCTAAACTTCTTTAACTCTATCACATCAACTTCATTCGCAGTTCTTGATAGTGGTTACAAGTACATGTATGATCGCTTCAACGATAAGTATCGTTACATCCCATGTAATGGTGATGTTGCTGGTCTATGTGTTAACACTTCAACAACTATTGCTGATTGGATTTCACCCGCTGGTCTAAACCGTGGTGGTGTTCGCAACGTTATTAAACTTGCTTACAACCCCAACAAAGCAGACCGCGACGAGCTCTATCAAAATAGAATCAACCCAATCGTAACCTTCCCAGGTAGCGGTGCTGTTCTATTCGGTGACAAGACTGCTCTCGCAGCACCTTCTGCGTTTGACAGAATCAATGTTCGCCGCCTCTTCCTCAACATTGAGAAGAGAGTTGAGCAACTCGCTAAGGGAGTTCTCTTTGAGATCAACGACGAGACAACTCGTTCTGGATTCCTCTCAACAATTAACTCCTACCTCAACGAAATTCTAGCACTACAGGGTGTCACTGATTTCCTCGTAGTTTGTGATACTACCAATAACACACCTGATGTTATTGACCGCAATGAATTCGTTGCTGAACTATTCATCAAACCTGCACGCTCCATCAACTACGTAACGGTAACCTTTACTGCTACCAGAACTGGAGTTTCGTTCAGCGAAGTCGTTGGACGCTAATTTTTCCGTTAAATAACAAAGAAGGAGTAATTAAAACCAATGGCAATCACTAGTAACGTTTCATCTTTCCTAAATCAGGTGAAGCAGGGTGTAAGACCCAATATGTTCCAAGTGGACATCAGCTTCCCCGACGCGGTATCTGGAGATACAGAACTCACAGGTTTAATGTGTAAGTCTGCAGCACTTCCAGCTTCAAACGTTGGAGTTATTGAAGTTCCTTTCCGTGGCAGAACTGTAAAGATCGCTGGAGATAGAACCTTTGATAACTGGACTGCAACATTCATCAACGATAAGGACATGAAAGTCCGTTCCCGTTTTGAAGAGTGGCTCAAAGTTCTCAACACCCATCAGGCAAACACGACTGATGAAGTTGATCCTACAGCATATTCTGCTAGCGTCATCGTTAAGCAACTTGAGAAGGATTCATCTGCAGGTGGTACAGTTCTAAGATCTTACAAACTCTGGTATGCATTCCCAACCAGCACCTCAGCAATTGATCTTGCTTATGATAGCAATGATCAGATTGAGGAGTTCACAGTTGAATTCCAATATTCATATTGGACTGTAGACGGTAGTGCTGGTGATGAATCAGAAGCAGGAAGAAGCGGAGTTTCAATCCCATAAATAGTAGAACGAATCTGATTTGAATAATAATGAGTCAATTATTTGGCTTCCAAATCAACCGTAAGGAGGGTCAGAAGGGTCAGTCCCCTGTCCCTCCTTCTGCTGACGAACCAGTTTCAGTAGCAGCAGGCGGTTATTTTGGAACATACGTAGACACAGACGCTACCGCAAGAAACGAGTACGAACTCATTCGTAGATACAGAGACATGTCTCTGCATCCTGAGGTAGATTCTGCTGTTGATGAAATTGTTAATGAATTCGTTGTAAGCGACGCCAGCGATAGTTGCGTTGAAGTTGACCTCAATAACTTAGATGTTAGTGCAGGGGTCAAGAAAAAAATTCGCGATGAGTTTGATAGAATCAAACAAATGTTGAACTTTGACAATCGTGCCCATGAGATTGTCAGATCTTGGTATGTTGATGGTAGATTATTTTACCATAAGGTCATTGACTTAGACAACCCAAAGAAAGGTATTCTAGAACTTCGTTATATTGATCCGCTCAAGATTCGTAAAGTCAGGCAAAAACTAAGCAGTGGTTCTGACGATCCAAGAATCAACAGAGCACTTAAAGGAACTGCCATGGAATATGAGTGGGGCAGTTACATTGATTACTACTTGTTCAATCCCAAAGGTTATCTGAGAGGCGGTGCTCTTGGACCTGTTGGTGATATGTCAAACTCCCAAGGAATCAAGATTGCTGCAGATGCTATTGCTTTCTGTTCCTCTGGTGTTCAAGATTTAAACAAGAGAATGCACTTGAGTTTCCTGCATAAAGGAATCAAGTCACTCAATCAACTTCGCATGATTGAAGATGCTCTTGTTATCTACAGATTGTCTCGTGCTCCTGAGCGTAGAATTTTCTACATTGATGTAGGTAATCTACCTAAGGTTAAGGCAGAACAATATCTCCGTGACGTGATGGCACGTTACAGAAACAAACTGGTTTATGACGCTTCAACAGGAGAGATCCGCGATGATAAAAAGCATATGTCAATGCTTGAGGACTTCTGGCTCCCACGTCGCGAAGGTGGTAGAGGAACAGAAATTACGACTCTCCCTGGTGGTCAAAATCTTGGTGAGTTAAAAGACGTTGAGTATTTTAAAAAGAAACTTTACAACTCTCTCAATCTTCCTCCCTCTCGTCTCACTGACGATAACAAAGGATTTAACCTCGGTAAAACAACTGAAGTCCTGCGTGACGAACTCAAGTTTACCAAGTTCATCGGAAGACTACGTAAGAGATTTAGTGAACTCTTCCACGATATTCTCAAGACCCAACTCATCCTCAAAGGAGTAATTACTCCAGAAGATTGGGATGACATGAAGGAGCATATTCAATATGACTTCTTGTTTGACAATCACTTCAATGAGTTAAAAGAGCAAGAGCTCATGATGCAACGCATCAACCTTGCTACTCAAATGGATCCTTTTGTTGGTAAGTATTTCTCTGTAGAGTATATCCGCAGACAAATTCTTCAACAGAATGAGAAGGAGTATAAGGATATTGATACTCAAATGAATCGTGAGATTGATCTAGGTCTTGCAATGAGTCCTGCTGATGTCAATACATTTGACATGATGGATCGTCAGAACCAGGCATTTGCCCCAGAAATTCAGGCTCAGCAA